AGCGACTTCGCGCGCTTAGGGGATTCCGAAGGAATCATGGATGGTTCTATGGATGGTTCGGGTGACTTAGCTGTGTCACCCCTGAATGTCGTGGATGTCACCCCTGCCTGCGCCGCTGTCACCCCTGAGAGGACCACCGCGTAGCAGGTCGGCTTGTACCGGGTGGCCCTGTCTGTGACGCAAATCAGGCCTTTCCCGGCCAGTTCCCGGAGGGTGCGTTGAACAGTGCGTTCGCAACATCCAGCCTCACGCGCCATCGTTGGCACCGATGGGTAAGCGTTCCGCCCCTCGTCGTCGGCGTGGTCTGCCAGCTTGAGCATGACCAACTTCTCGACCGGTGACAGGCCGGTCATCTTCCAGACTGCCGATTGGACGTGGATGCTCACAGCTCACCGTCGAACATCGAAGGTTGGGAACGTGCGGCCTTGATGTTGCGGACGGCCGTCGCGAAGTACTCCGGCTTGAGTTCAATCCCGATAGCCTTGCGGCCGTGCTGCAAAGCGACGTATGCCTCGGAGCCGATGCCCATGAACGGCGTCAGCACTGTCTCGCCGGGGTTGCTCCACAGCCGGACGCACCGCTCGATTACACCCAACTGAAGCGGGGCGACGTGGCGCTCGTCGTTGGCCTTTGGCGGCGCCTGAAGGGTGTCCGTCTCGCGGATGCCGTACCAGATGGGGCGCGCCCACTCGATCCACTGGTCCTCGGTAATAGGGTCCTTGTCGATGCGAACCTCCGGGTCCTCAGTTCCCTTGCGGAACACGAGAATGAAGTCGGCGATTGCCGGACCGATCCAACTGCGGTCCTTTCGCATCTGGACGAACAGCAGGGCCTTCGAATGCGTCCGAATCGCCTGCGCCTGCGGGTCCTTATCGATGCAGACTTCCCGGTGGAAGTAGAACCCGTGCTTGCCGTAGTGCTCGATGAGTTGGCCGCGGAAGTCCTTCAGCCCAATCCACCCGTCGAGTACTTTCTGCGCCGTGATCTGGGCGCAATGGACGGCCATCAGCCGGCCGGGTTTCAACACGCGGTAGAGCTCCGCCGTGATGAACGAGAGGTGCTCGAAAAACTCCTCTGGCGTGGCGCAATTCCCCAGGTCGCGCTCGGTCGCGCTGTACACGTAGAGCGCCTGGAACGGCGGGCTGAACACCGAGAAGTCCACTGACTCGCTCGGTAGGCCGCGGAGTACCTCCGCGCTGTCGCCCTGATAGAGCGCGTAGTCCGGCCCGATGGCCTGATCGATTACGCCGATTGCAACCATGCCGGCACCTCCATCTCCGTGTTGTGGCCATCGTTGAAGTTGCCCAGCGAGGCACCCTCAATCTCTGCCCGTTCGTAGGCCGCGACGTGCTTCACCAGCTCGCGCGCCATCTCTTCCGCTTCCGCTTCCTTGCGGAGGACGTTGTCGAACACCGCGCGTTCAGGCTCGCTCAGGACTACGTAGGCTTTCACTTCGTTCTGTTGTCCGAAGCGCCAGCAGCGACGGACCGCCTGGTAGTACTGCTCGTAGCTATCGCCGATGCCGACGAACACCATCCGGGCGCAGTGCTGGAAGTTCATGCCGAACCCGGCGATGGCCACCTTCGAAACCAGCACGCGGTATCGGCCGTCAACGAAGGCCTCGATGCGCGCGGCTTTCTCTTCAGGCGACATCGCGCCCGTGACCTCCACCGCCTCATCCCCGAGCGCGCCCGCGACGGCCGTCGATTCGTCGTTCAGGCCGCACCATGCGATCCACGGCTGAGAGTCGGCTTTGATGAGGTCGACGGCGGCCGTCACGCGAGCCTCGATGGTCTGTCGGCGAACCGCCGCACGGTCGCCAACGCCGCGCAACTTCTCCACAAACAACCGGCCCGGGACCTTCACCTCGCCGCCAGTGATGACCGGGATGATTTCAAGCGGCGGCAACAGGTAGCCTTCGTCCGAGTAGCCGATGTCAGACGGTCGCTTGAGCGACATCCCCCACGAAGCGAGCCAGCGCCAGAATGCCTCACGGGCGTGATTCTTCAGCCGCCAGCCGGTCGCGCGAGCATCGTCCGCCTCATGCAGGAAGAACGTGGCCAGCACGTCGCGCCGCGGCATAATTCCGAGGAACGCGGAATGGTTCGTAATCTCCGCGATGTCGTTGGGCGCGGGTGTGGCGGTGCAGCACAGCCGGAACGGCGTCTTGGCGAAGTCGTCAATCAGCCGGTTCCGGTAGACCCCTTCGGTGGCTTTCAGAATGCTCGATTCGTCCAGGACGACCGCGCTGAAGGACGACGGGTCGAAGTGGTGAAGCATCTCGTAGTTCGTAACGGTGATTTCGCCGGCCTCTGCCTGCGAGCGGGCGAACGTGACGTCGATCCCGAGCTTCGCCGCCTCACGGACCGTCTGCCGCGCGATGCTCAGCGGAGCGAGGATGAGGGTTCGCTGTCCCGTCAGTCGCGCCCATTCGAGCTGCATGAACGTCTTGCCCAGACCGGTATCCGCGAACAACGCGCACCGGCCCTTTCGGAGCGCCCAGCGCACGAGATCGCGCTGATGCGGGAACAGCAGCGGGTGAATCGCCTCGGGTGAAACGTCGATGCCAGTAGCCGCCACAACCGGCCTTTTCATTGCCAGGAAGTCGCGATAACTCATCTCGACATCCCCGGCATGCACCCCTTCTCGGGGTCGTGGGGTACCTCGCAGGCAGCGCAGAGCGCCCAGTCCCACGAATGCCGCAGGGACCCCAACTCCGTCGCCTGCTTCGGATGCGTCGTAATCCATGAATGACAGGGGCGGCACACCCCGATCACGTTCCTGGGGTCGGTGATTGACCCACCTCGCGCGCGAGAGAGAATCTCGTGCCCATCGGTCGCCCTTCCAAGGCAACCGTCAAGGCGAGCCTGGCATGGGCCCTCTCTCAGCGCCTTGAGGATCGGGGCGCGCTCCCTGTCCTCGCGCCGGCGATGGTCGGAGGTCTGCTTCAGCGGTTTCCCGTGCTGGAGGTAGGTGTGGCGCTTCAAGGCTGAACGTTTCATCCGGCCACTCCTTCCGGTTCGCATCGCTGCCCTCCGTGCCGTGAGAGACAGACGGGACAGAGGGGATACCGCGGCTGACACACGGGGCAGTCCATGGAGCCCGCGAACGAGGGGACTCGCTTCTCCCCGTTGCAACGAGTACAGGTCACCGCCTGCCGCCATTGCTCTTGAAGGACGATCCAGAGGGATTGCACCCATCCGCCGCGCTGAGGCTTCATGCGGAGCCACCGCCAGTGCTCGAGGTCTAACTGAGAAGGTGTCAGCCACGTCATGCCCCCACCACCTTTTTCGGGTGGCGCTTCGGCTGACCCTTCCGGTTCGCCATCTTCGCCTGCGAGCTCCGCTGCTCCTTGAACATGTCCAACCCCCGCTCCGGGTAGAACGTCCGCTCCATCCCGCACAACTTGCAGCGGGCCGGGACTTCGTGCCCCAGGCCCGGACTCTCGCAAATCCAGTGGTGCCGACAGTTCACGCAGTCACCTCCGCCAGCATGCGGACGATCTCCAGCGCACCTTTCACCCGCTTCGCTTCGGGGTGCCTTTCCACGGCCTCGTCCAGGTCTCTCCCCCCAATGAACGGGCAGCGCTCCATGCACAGTGCAAAGTCGGTCAGCCATGCCTCTTCGGGAGAATCAGCCTTCTTGAATCGTGCCCAGGGGTCAGGTGCCGGAGAGTGGCGCGTCTCCCCGGCACCTGTTTCGACGGAGGGAGCGACGGGAGAGGTAGTACCGTGCTCAACCTCCTCCTCAACTTCGCGGTACGGCTCTTCGTAAGCCTCCTCCGCGTCCCTGACCGGCTCGTCCCACTCCGGCTCTGCCTGCGGGTCGCGCGTCCGCGTAACCGCGCCAGCAGAGGGTTTCGCGGGAGGGGGCAGAGTTTTATGTTGACGAAAGTCGGAAACTGACTTTTCAGGTTCCGGAGTTGACCGATTATTGCGAGGCCCGGTCCATTTGGTGACGTAATCCATGACCGTAGCGCGATTCAAGCCACATGCTCTAGCGAGTTCCGGGTATGCCCGCGAGTCTTTCTTTTCGAGGATCAGGTACTTCAGAAAGGAGACGCGGTCCCTGGTCGTGAGTTGCCGACCGTGGCCACTATTCGCGTGAAAGGCCGCCTCGCGCAGCTCGCTGTCCGGGATGTCCAGTTCCTTCACCCGGATGTGCAGTGTCGAGGCGTCTGATTCGAAGGCCGCATTGAGGCGGTGGTTGCCGTCAATG